GGAGAATATCTTCTTCCCGCCCCCACTCTGACCCTTACCTTCTAAGAGATCGTAAGGGTCTTTTGCTTTATCAAGCACGGGTACAGTCTTCCAGTAGGTAACAGTCTGTCCACCACATACTGAACAATCCGGGTTTGGTGCGTCCGAATACCTCCAAATTTCTTCCTCGTGCTTACAATCAACACACCTTGTGTCATACTTAGGCACCTCTCTTCTCCTTTATATACTTAGAGTGCAAGTACATACTTGTCAAACACCCACTTCCCCCGCCTATACCTAGTGCTATGACTGTGAAGAGGAGGTCTCTTGGACCTCCCTCCACTACCGCTAGGGCAATGCTGCCCATCACACACACCTCGGTAACAACGAGGAACCAGTTAGTTGCTAAGGCCCACCCGTAGTGCAGGTAGGCCACGTTACGTTGTTGCCAAGCCTTAAGGAATATGTAAAGGAAGTTGGCAACGCCTAGCATAGCGAAGCTCATAGCTCACACGCACCACCTTGACAGGCTAGCTCTTGGCTAGACGTAGTGGTGTCCTCATCGTAGATCAGCCCGTCGAAGTGGAGGGGCTTCTCAAATGCTTTGATACGCTCATTGTATTCCTCCTCAGTTATGGCCTCGTAGGGGGCCTGCTCGTACACATGGTCATCGTACGGGAAGAATGACACCCCACTCATCTTATCAAAGTTCTCGTAGACCCAAGCACCTACAGCTAGCCACTCGTCATCCCTGACATAGATCGACACACTAGGTTTGTGCTCACAGTAGGCTTCATCAAACGTCCTCCAAAGCTCCAGTTGGTCAATAGCTCGTAGCTCTGCCACAGTAGCTGCCTCCTCAGGGGCCTTGATAGGGAAGCTAAAAACGTAACTTTCCGGGTTGTGGTTATCAAGCTCATATGGTACTCCGTAGTCTATCAAGACTTGAGACATCGGATCTTTAATGTCGTTACGCACCCGTCTAACATAGAACCTAGCGTACCTCGGGTGAATTCCAGATGAGGAATTGACCAGTTGGCTGACTGTTCCGCTAGGCTTGACACAAGTGATGGCTGCTGATTGTGGGATTCCAAGTTTCTTACTGTACTCCACATTCGTTGTGACTGCGTGGTTCCTGAGGAGTTCAAGTAATCCCTTATGTCCTGCTCTAGATCCATTAAGGAGTGGGCAGTCCATGATGCCAGTGATGCTGACTCCCAGTAGTCTTTCTTCCTCACAGTTGTCCCTCCATTTCTTGCCCAAGTACCGGAAGTCGGTAAGGGTAGACTGTATAGTCCCTAGTATAGTTGCTAATCGTACCTTCTCCTTTAATGATTCGACTGTGTCCTCAGGTCTGGCGACGACTTCGGTGAGATTGCAGAACTGTCGGGGGCGTAGAACAATCTCGGAACAGGGGTTGGTTCCCCACTCCCAGCCGGGTTCACGACGGTCTGGCAGATTAGACTCACAAGCATATCGGGAGAAAATTCCCCGTTCTCCTGACTTGGATTCAATAAGGGACTGCCACTCTTTAAGAAACACACCCACGTCTGGGTGCTCCGTGTAACAGACGGAGTTGTTAGCGAGTGCTCTATGCGGGTCAGCATAGTACCATTGTCCCGACTTAGCTTTACGCATTCGTTCAGACGTAAGGTTGCTAAGGCTAAGAAGAGCAGACCTCCTAACACCACCACATACGATAACTTCCGCAATCTTACAGACGAGGTCGTGACATTCCAGTTCATTTAGTTTCCTTCCTTTGGCTTTCTTAAATACTTCGATTGTGTAATTGACGAGACTCTCCAGTGGCTCGGGTCCAGAGCTACGCCCACCAAACGTAGCCAGTCTGCTCCCCTTTTTGCGTATAGATGAGTAGTCAACCTTGGGTATGAATCCATCATAGAGGCTACTGATGAGCTTACGGTAAGCCGTTGCCCACCCGATTCGGGAATCCGCAACGTTAATTTGAATTGATCCGTCATCATAGAACTCACTGGATATGGTGGGCAACCGCTCAGTGTACTTACGTTCGACACTGAATCCGACACCAGTCCCACACATGAGGATGTACATGATTTCATCGAACACTCTCCTGTCATCTACGGGTACATAAGCACAGTTGTACCCAGCTACATTGTCCCTGTCTAAGGCAGGGCCTGCTGTCATAAGGGCACGCATCGAAGGCATAATGTCATGGTGTAAGATGGCGTGTTCCAATACCTTCCAGTCAGACTGAGCAACATTACCCTTTGTCCGTTGTCTAAAGTACTCCATGTACCTCCCCACGGTTTCTTCCCATGTCTCCCTACGCTGCTCCTCAGGCACATACCGGGCGTATCTCGACTTGTGTATGTAGTCACTATAGATCCTCTCTACGTTTTCACCAAGCTGCTTGTTTTTCTTTGAACTCATCTAGGTTCTCCTCCTCCAAATAGAAGTCATATACCTTACCGGGGAATGCCGAGATCAATTCCTCAGTTGTAATCTCAAGTACGTCAGTGACGTAGTCTGGGTCCATAGCCTCAAGCTTCCGAAGCCACTCTTTGTTAATAATCCTCATTAGTTTGTCCTCACTAGTACGTTCTCAGACGTAGGCTTTGAACGAAGCCGTGAACGAAGCGGCGTTCCACAAGTATTACACTTATAACGCTCGTAAGAGGCAGCCTTCGTATTAAACTGTGTCCCTTTAGACACGACGTTCGTACTACCACAGTTGGTACACGTTGGTTTCTTGGGGTCATCTATCCACATTCCTACATTAGGATGGTTGTGAATCCAAGGTAGTATACGCTTGTATAGCTTCCTCAGTAGCTTCACATCCTGTTTATTGTAGCGTTCCATAGTACGCCAACTAGTCCTGTCTCCCTCCATACAGCCATACCACAGGGCCATGCCCTTGTGCTGTGTCTTGTTACCCAAGCCCAGCTCAGAGCACACGTAGTCTAGCTTGTTGCTGTTGAACTTGAACTGTTTACGTACTGTCTTGAGCAGATCAATCTGATGGAAGTGAGAGGGTGGCTCCCACCCCATCTGCACAAACTCCCGGTAGAGCACTGGTATATCAAACTTCGTTCCGTTGTAGTGTACAACCGCATCAGCTTTGTCTAGTAGTTCCCAAATCCTCCGCAGCATTTCTTCCCTGCCACTTTGAACACTAGCATATTTGACATCACGTTCTCCTTCCCACATGGCAGCCCAACACAGCGTGTACCCCGGCTCTATTACATCAGAGTGGGAGATAAACTTGGGCCATAAACTCCAAGTATAACAGCTAGTTGGGGCTGTCTCAATGTCCACATGTAGGATTTTCATTGAGTGTTTCATAACCACTCCTCTTTAATAGTCCCTATTGAATAGTCAATTCCATTGGCCTCACACCAATCAGCGTATGTAGTCTTACTACGTTTATGTATGCGATTGTTACGCATGAAGCACATCACTAACTTATCGTTGAGATCACTGTGCGCTTCACGTACGGCGAGGATCTTACGACGATCAGCCGCAGTGAATCTACCTTTAGCCTCGATGATATATCCAGACCGAAGAAAGAAGTCAGGTGTATACCATGCCGTGCGGCTAAGCTTAGTGCTACCACAGTCATCGCACTTGGCTCTGTTCTTCCGTAGTGGCTCACTGTATTCATAACTGTACTCTTCATAAGTAAACCCCACACCTTTAGCTTTCAGGTCCTTAGCTAGTTTGACTTCAAACTTACTCCGGTATTCCATTGACTAATTCACACATGTAATAGTCTGCCTTCTGGCAATCCTTATCATGGTGTCCCTTGTAGTTCGCTCGCATTATGTATTTGAGCACGTTACCCTTACAGTAACCACGATACTCTTCAGGTGTTAGCTTGGCCCTGATAACATCAATGGCCTCATACCCTCCCACCGTGTAGTGGGAGGGGTTACTAACATCACAAGCATCCTTGTCACTGAGACCATTGACGTACTCTTCGTACGCTTCATTAAGCTGATCCTCATGGTGGTACTCATGGTCCTCTAAGTCCCTCTCGTACAGCTCAATCATCTCTGCGTCTGTCTTAGGATTGTATACTGGCATGGTCTGTAATCTCCGGTACTTTAG